AACAGACTAATAATCTTCGGGGATGAAGGTAGCTGGAAGTCTATCCTTGCCGTCCACACTGGACACTGTATTGCTAGGGGTAGCAGATGGCTAGGCTTCAAAACCTACCCATCCAATGTTCTCCGCCTACAGGTGGAGTTACCTATGTATATAGATAGAGAACGGTTAGATAAATACTGTGCTGGCAGTGAGAAAATCTTCCTAGCTAAGGATGGTAAGGTGGAAGTAACATCCAAGGAGCTAGACAAACTAGCCAACAATGTTACTGACTATGCCTTCCCTACCAACTATGTCAGTCGTACTGAACAGTTCATCCACATAGATGAGTCAATCGGATGGGAGTCACTGCTGAGAAACATCAGAGCTATGGTAGCAGCATTTCCTAATCTTCCTCTGGTGGTTATCCTTGACCCTCTATACAAGATGTTCAACAGAAATATCAGCGAGGAGACAGATGTCAAACCACTGCTAGACAAGATAGACCTCATCATGGATGAAGTAAGAGACATCGGCATAGCCTTCATTATAGTCCACCATACTCGGAAGTCCAAGACAGATGAGTCAGGAGTACCTATAGCTATGGGTAGTCAAGATGCTACTGGCAGTCGTGCCTGGATGAGATGGGCTGACACTATTCTCCGCATAGACCCTGACCCTACTGACCAGACACTAACCAAAGTGACCGCCACCTTCACTAAGCATCGTAATGCTGACTCTGTCCTACCAATTACTAATATAAGATGGGATAGAGAAACCCTCCATCCTCAGATAATCAACAGGTTCTTTCCTAAGCACGAGGATGAAGGAGATATAGCACTAAGAGGAGATTTGTCGAAGTTAGAATAGGAGGTAAAAATGAACGAAGAAGAACGGATAAGGGAAGATACTGTGATGAGTGATGAACAGATAATGGAACTAGAACCTAGATTCAAGGAAATGGATGCTTTTGTTTGCGATGGAACAGACTTTGATAAAGTAGCCAAAGCCCAAGCCAAGCTCACCTGGCCTATAGCAGAGAAGGCAGGGATACAAAAGGTGGTGGATTGGGCAAAAGAGGATTGTCCACATTTACACCCACGCTATAGACCACAACCAAAGAGGGATTGTGAATTATGCTGGCAAGTCTTTCTAAAGGAGGTAGAGAAATGACAATCGAGGAGGCTATTAAAAACTTGCGAAGGCAATTAGCTTTAAGGATAGGTAACATAAGTTTAGCCGAAGCTATTAGGTCGGGCGATAAAAGAGCAATTGCAATCCAGCTAGGCATTGAAGCACTTGAATTGTATTATGAGCTTCGTGGTTGCACGGCGATAGATGTAGAAGATATACCTAGCCGATTACCCAGTGAAGGTGAGGAATGAAACAACTACCTACTACCTGCACAGGCTTGGATAAATAATAACATTTATACATTATATATATCATACGATATACATAACACTATGAGATACAGAAAGAACCAACGCCCATGTCATATTAAGATTGGCAAAGACCATCCTTACTATCGCATGAGCTACAAGGGATATATATCTAGAGCTAGGCTGAACATGGCTGAGCACCTCGGTAGATGTATCGGTAGTGATGAGTACATATACTACAAAGATGGAAATCCTTTCAATGAGGACATAAGTAACCTTGAGCTAGTACATCACAAGGAGCTGACTAAGCTAAATCAGATTAACAGGATAGACTATAGAGTACAGCAGTTACTAGCCGAAAAGAGTATATTGGAAAGTCAACTGAAGGAGATAAGATTCAACCATACACCTTGTAACTGTAGTAAATGTAGGCGTAGTATGGATGTCCGACAAAGAGAATACAACCTGTAGGATAATGTCATATATTATATAATGTATAAATGTTATTATTTATCGCATAACTATTCAGTCGCACTGGTATTGACAACTTGTTTACTTGTATGATATAATTATAGTTGTTAAAATCAAATTACATAGGGAGGTGTTCCATAGATGAGAAGGCAATAATCGTAATTACCCTTATCCTGTTTATAGTTTTACCAGTCATGGTAGCCAAAATACTAAATAGCGAAAGGAGAAAGAAATAATGGTAGATGAAATAAAGATTCCAAGTACTAGAGGTCTGATAGACTTCGATGTAGGACCTTTGAGAAGGTTCACAGCAGTCATAGACGGTATGCCAAAGGAGGCTAAGTCATTCGGAGAGGGAGCAAATGCCAGACCGTATCAGCAGATAACAGTCAACTGCAGTGGAGTAGAAGTCATTCAAGCGGTAGAACCATATCACTTCCCAGTGTTCCAGTTCCAGGTAAACGAGTCCAACAGGAAGAAGAGTCGATATGGTGTCCTGTCTGAATCCTTCAATGCAGTAGCTGACTCTCAGTATACACCTGAGCAGCTAGACCCTAGCAATCCTGCCTTTATCAAGGACAGTGATAGAATGAGCTGGGAAGAGGTCATAGGGAAGAACAGAATCGGCTTTGTCCTGGCAGATGGTGAGGATGGAAGGCCTGAACCGCCTATGCTATTTGATGGCAGAGCTACTGATGCTGAGCATCTGAAAGGTCAGGATATGCCTACACCAGCCTGGTCAGTATACTCCATAGAGGGAGTAGGAGTTGCTGGAGGGCAAGGAGTAGATGCCACAGAGCTAGCAATGGGTATGCTTGATGGTAAGACATTAGCTCAGTTCAACAAGGAAGCAATAGCTAATGATATTATCAAGTCGAATACTGGCTTACTGCAGGCTATATCCCAGCCACCTACAGCAGCTGGGAACTTCGCCAATGCGTTAGTTGCGGCTGGCAAGTTCACCAAGGATGCGACTACTGGCATACACCATAAGGTAGTTACCGAAGCACCGACTACTGCCTAGTCTGCCTCATTTACCTTACGATGCTGGGGATAAGGTCAACTAAGTATTTGACTAGATATGAGATGGCGACACTCCCCAGCTTTGGAAGGTATCTTAATAATTGAATACTGGGTAGGAGCAGCAACGACAGTGGGTTATGCCATAGCCTTTGAGACTTATACCCAGTGCTCAGGTATTAAGATGAATAGAGTAGACAATCCAGAACTAAAGCGGAAGGTGTTAGACCACCTGGCAGACCTATATAAGATTGGAGAAGTCAGGGAACCTAACCATCTGAGCAGTTATATCACCTGTAGAACTAAGGCATTCCTTGACCAGAAGCAGACATCACAGCCTAACGATGAGGAAGTTATGCTGTTTGCTTTGGGATATGGACTGCAAGATGTTCTCACACCGAGTGATGCAGAAGCTCCTATCATCAGGAAGGATGGAGTAATATACAGACCAGACTTTATCCTATCCCTCCGCCAGAATGAGATTAAGACTACAAGGAAGTCAGCTAAGAACCACTACATAGATGAGTATCTTCCTCCAACATGGCTTGACTATATGATGGGCGGTTGCTATATGGTAGGAAGTAATGAGTATGACCTAATAGTTCTGTATCTTATGGGAAGTTACAGTCCACCATTTCCTCAGCTATACTGTGATACATTCTACTTTGATGAGGATGAGTTGGCAGTTAATTGGCAGAAGATACTTGAACATAAGGATAGGCTAGACTGGGCACTAGAGGAGAATGTCCCACCAGAACCATTTCAGCATTGCTACGAGTGGGAGTGCAAGTACTGCCGCTACAAGATGGTATGCAGTACTATAGCTAATGCTATGGGAGTAGATAATAAGTTAGTAAAGGATGACCAAGAAGCATGGCAATAAAGGTAGTCCATATTGAAACTGGACAGGAAGCTACAGCTCTAGGGTGGAACCTACAAGCCATGTCAGAGATTATCGTTGGACACAAGGACTGGGGAACAGACAGCGACTTCTCAAGAAACTGGGTATGTGCCTGCCATCACCTACCACTAGCAGAAGGTGACTATGGGCAGGTATTATGCCAAAAAGGAGAACACCATGAGTGAAGAATTCATAGGCATTACTGCCATCTGTGGTGAAGAAGGAACTTGCAAGACCACAATGGCTATATCCTTTCCCAAACCGCTAGTCCACTTTGATACTGATGTGGGAGGATATAGGAGAGCTGCTTGGAGACTATCAAAGGAAGAGCTAGCACAGATAACATCCAAAAGCTATCCTAAGCCAATATCAGTAGAGAAGCTAAAAGGACAGATAGGCACACCATCCACTAGAATTATAGTTCCAAAGAAGATGGAAGGCATGAAGGAGCTATGGCAACAGTTTGCTCAAGACTTTGTGGATGCCTGTATGGATGAGAAGATTGCTACTATAGTAGTAGACTCAGCTACTCAGCTGTGGATTATATGTCATGGTTCTCATCTACAAGAGTTGCAGGAGAGGCAGCTTTCTCAGCATCTTAGAGCACACAAGGGAGTTCCATTCGATGAGAATGACTACCGAGAGAAGCTACAACAGTATGAGTATGGGCCTGCTAATGACAAGATGAGAACAGTGTTACATACTGCTAGGAGCTTCAGTAAGAATCTTGTTCTTACCCACTACCCTACTGATGAGTATGGAGTTATTCCAGATGCTAAGGGTAATATGGTAGAAGGTAAGACTGGTGTTAAGGTTCTGGACGGATTTAAGGAGACAGTAAAGTTGTCTGACCTAGTAATGTGGCTGAGTGTGAAGGAAGAGAGGAAGGAAGGGAAGACCATAAAGACACCTACTGCCAAGATTACTAAGTGTGGACTGGAAGGCATGGGACTAGATGCAGTAGGGTTAGAGATACCTGCAAGTTACGAAGGTGTTATGAATCTACAGAGGTTGATGAGAGGAGAGTGATGAGAATATCATTTGACTTAGATGGAGTAATTGCCAATTCGGAGAAGTGGTTCTTCAATATACTAACTGCACTAAGGCAGTTCGACAACAATGATGTTTTGATTAGCACTATTGAAAGGATGTACTACTCCTCTCGTTTGGTAAGATACAATCCATACTTATTTATGTCATCTGGAGACGTAGGATATATCATCACAGCAAGAAAGCCCATAGCTCACAGTATAACCGAACAATGGCTTCAAGGAAATGGTATTAACCTTGAAGTTGTGTATGTAGATAGTGATGATACAATAGACTGGAACAACTATGAGGAATCATCATACGAGTCTGCTAGACGCAAGACTGAGGTATTAGGTTCAAAGGGCATAATCTGCCACATAGATAACAATCCATTTATAGTTATGAAGATGAGAAGGCTAATACCATCAGCTACTATTATTCAGTTAGGAGGAGAACCATGCCTAAGCTCTATGTAGATGCTAACCCTCATACTGTAGCCTATGTGTTGGAGAATGGAGGCTGTGGATACTCAGACCTACCGCCAGGTCATACCAGCATGGAGGCTGAGTATCTTGCAGTTAGCTATGGACTGAATGAGTACTTCCTAAAGTGGAATAAGGAGCTAGACCCTAGGTATGGAGACCTAGATGTAGACAGGATGAAGAGGACTGGCGAGGTTAGATTTGAGGATGTTGCAAGTCCAGCTGACCACACAGTCAGACCGCTACCGCCACCTGTCCTCATATGCTCTGACAATGAGGTTGTGGTTAAGCAGTTGAGTCGAGAGTACCATATAGGTAATGCTAGGCTGAGGAAGTTAGCCCAGCAGATATGGCAGCAGATTCAGAATGTAGATGTTAAGTTTGCTTGGGTTCCTCGGGATGAGAACCTGGCAGGAAAGATGCTAAAATGACTTTCTATCTAAACATTCATATATGGACACTTGGCATCCAGCTTAGATACTACTGTGGAGAGTATTGCTTATCAGTATTATGCTTCCACTTCGTATGGAGGAAGTCAAACTATAACCAATATAACTAATATAGGAGGTTACTAATGAGAATAAACACTGACCACAACTCAATGGACATGGAGGCTAGGGATACTAACTACTGGCTACAAGCATACATGATTTCTTACCTGCTTGTGTCTAAGAACACAGACCCTGTCAAGATAGTTATCCCTATGTTTCCATCAGTCCCTCACCCTCGCAAGCCTGGAGTTCAGATTGCTATAGAGTGGATAGAGCCTGACAGTCCAGTAGCTACAGAGATAGCTAAGGATGGAGC